AAAAATATGGGATTACCACAGTTACCACAGTTACCACATTCCGCGCAACATACACCTTGTATATAATAGAGCATTTTTTATTTTTAAATAAAGAAAAGTTTCCTAAAGGGCGTTTGGGGAGATTGTGTGGTAATTGTGGTAACCGGTACGAAAAAACCGCATAGGAATGCGGGATCTGACGGTTACCACATGGTGGTAACCGCTCGGTAACCGTGGTAACGATGGAGGCGATACAAAATATTACAATTACGCAATTATCAGACAGACTTACTCAACTCTGTTCGCAACTCATTCATGCACGGGTTTCGCCGCTCGTTGGCAGTACTACCATGCGGCGGTGGAAAAACAGTCGTGTTTGCCGAAATGGCAAGACGTTCAAGCGAGCGTGGGAAAGTAGTTTGGTTTTTGGTCCACCGGCGCGAACTGATGGAGCAGACAATTAGCACATTCCAAAAGTTTAAAATCCCGATGGATAATATTTACATTGGAATGGTTGGAAAGTTTGCGAATCATATGGAGCAATACCCGCCGCCTGACCTGATTATTTTTGATGAGGCACATTTTTCAGCGGCAGCAACGTGGCAAAAAATTATCAATCAGTTTCCACAGGCGTACATCGTCGGACTTACTGCAACGCCGTGCCGCCTGGATGGCAGGCCATTAGGAGCAATATACGACACGATGGTGCAAGGAGTGTCGACCAGGTGGCTGATTGATAATCACTACCTGTCAGACTATCGGTACTATGCACCATCCGCGGTGGACTTATCATCGCTGCGACGCAAAGGTTCGGATTTTGACGCTGGACAAGCGTCAGAACTACTGATGCAGCGGGCGGTGTACGGCGACGTTGTACAGTCGTACAAGCAATATGCCGACGGGCTGCAAACAATATGCTATTGCTCGTCAGTCAAACATTCGCAGGCTATGGCTGCAGAGTTTCAGGCGGCTGGCATTAACGCGGTGCATTTTGACGGCAACACGCCCGCAGCGGAGCGAACGCGGATTGTGCAGGATTTTAGAGATAAAAAAATCCAAATACTGTGCAACGTGGACTTAATCAGCGTTGGATTTGATGTGCCTGACTGCTGGTGCTGCATCCTGCTTCGCCCGACGTTGTCAACCGCACTGTTTGTGCAGCAATCCTGCCGGGCATTGCGGTACCAGCCGGGAAAGCAGGCAATTATCTTAGACCACGTTGGCAACTACACCAGGCACGGGCTGCCAGACGATAATCATGACTGGTCGCTGTACGGGAAGTTGACACCAAAGCAACATTACAACGCTGACGGCACGTTGTCCGTCAGGCAGTGTCCGAAGTGCTATTATACGTTTCGTTCGGGTCCGCAGGAGTGCCCGAACTGCGGGGAGCCGGTAACGCAGACACGGGAAGAAATCCAAAACATCAAAAAAATTCGAATGAAAGAAGTTAAGCGTGAACGCCGCCAGAATGCCGCAGAAGCTGTTAAAACAAAGTCTCTGGAAGAATGCCGCAGTTTGTCTGAAATCATGGCATGGTGCAAGCTAAACGGCAAGAAGCCGGGGTATGGATACTACAAAGCAAGAGCAAGGGGGTTTGTGCATTGAAAGAGTCTAATATCCAAAACGCAATTCGGTGCGAATTATCAAAATACGGCGTTGTGTTTCGGACGAATGCCGGAAAATTTTACCAAGGTCAGGCAGTGTATTCGCGCAAGTTTGACCAGCGCGTACTTATTAACCTGCGTTGCGTTGACGGATTGCCAAAAGGATTTTCAGACTTAGTTTTCTTCGGGCCTGGCGGAAAAGCAGCATTCATTGAAACAAAAAATGAGTCTGGAAGACTCCGGCCAGAACAGCAGATGTTTCTGGAACGTATGCGAGCGTTAGGGTTTTCGGCCGGTGTTGCACGGTCGGTTGATGAGGCGGTGAACCTGATTGGCAAGACGAAAAAAGGCTGAACCCGCCCCGCCCCCACACGGCCCGAACCAACAAGCAAAAGAACTGAATCACATAGCATGTCAAAAAGAATTGCCTGAATTGTCTGAAAATGAATTGGCATATGTAAACGGAATTAGGTGGACGCTCAGGCGGTATCAGCGACACGAAATCTGTGCCAATCAGGCACGGGCAGAACAAAGATTATGGCAAATAGCTTATTTACAAGGAGGTTGGAGGAAATGACGTCAGAACGCAGAAAAGAAATTGAGGGCCGAGCAATCCGTATATACGGTGAAAATTCGCAAGTAGATA